CCGTTGCTTACTCCTGCTATGAAAGCAGTTAGGTCTCTATTCTCCCTGTAATCAGAATATGGGTTTTCATAATATTGGTCTTGAAAGGATTGCATTGCTTCAACTGCTTTTCTATTTTTACTTCCGTATTTTGGGGAAAAATCATCATCATCCTCCTCCTTATTTTTCAAATCATCATAAGTATCTGTGAAATAGTGATATACTGTCTCAAAGTGTCCATCGGAAACTGATTTCTTTTGATGTTCTTTAACTATTCTTAATAGTGTATCTCTTTCCTTTGGCTCACTTTGCAACCTTGCATCATTTTTTACAAAGTCAAGCAACTTATCACATATCTCGTATATCTCGTAATCGATTTCATCTCTATTTCTGAAATAGTCATTTTCTATTTCGTCTAGTCTTTCAAGAGAGTCGTATATTTCTCTAGGTAGATTAGCCTCACTATCTGGATTATAATCCAGTTTTATTAAGTCAAACCAACTCATTCTAAATCACCTAGCATTGGAAGACTCATACCCTTATGCCACTCTACATCTTCAACGATTCTGAGTTTCATTCCTTCTCCTCCTTCTCGCCCTTCGGATATGCTATGCTTCTGATTTGGTCATAGAGCGTTTGATAGTCTTTACGAAGTTCGGCAGCACTTGCGAGTATGTCTAGGTTCTTCTCACGGAAGGACTTTACTTTCTTTGTCAGAGCCTTGTCGCTCTTCACC